ATAACCTACATTAAAAAGGTTTATACTAACCATAGAACTCAGTCTTTTCTAGTTTAAAAGTTCCTTTGCCATTCTCATTAAATGAGCATAAAATATACTTCTTAGTCTCATAACTAATGTATATCTTCTTATCCTTGTATGTGTAATTTTTGCTCCAGTCCATTTCTTCATATTCTTTTACCATTCTGCTCTTGTCTATTTCTATTTAACATCTGTTCGTTTACCTCGCTATTGTTTACTACTTCAAATATGAAGTTACTGGGCAAGTATCGCCACCTTTGAATTAAAGAGGCATACTGTAGAGCCTTATAATGTTTACGTTTAATCTTCATATAAATTTATAAAATATACTTCTCCTTCTGTTTCTATAGTTGCATTCGCTGCCCAAATAGTAATATATCCATTCATATATTCAGTAACCATGTAAAGCTGACCGTCCTCGTGTACTTCTAAGCAGTAATTATATACGTTCTCCTCCATGCTCCTCCACTAGTCTATTGTATCCTGCTATCATTCTTTGATAGTATCTTTGCTTGCATATTCCACAACCTAGATTCAATCTTATATTTTTATCCTCCTCTATGTACTTAAGAAATAAGGTAGCTATTGCCTTGTTTATATTAGGGTCTCTACTTATAGCATTCAGCTTTTTATACGCTTTCAAATATGGTAAGTAGTCTTTTATCTCCTCAAATAATGGATGCTCTTGTTTTATTCCTGTAAATGGTTTTAACTCCTCTATTCCATGTGCTACATCGGGCATGGCATCCAACCACTCTAAGAGGACTTCTTTAGTCATTCCTTTGGTGTTTATTCCTAGCTTAGTAGCATAGCTCTTTAAAGCTCCCCATTTAAGTTTTCTGTAATCCATTAGTCTTGTTTTGCAAAGTATAAAAATATAACCATGTAGGAAATGTCTAATAAACAAATAGACAAAGTTAATCCAGTCCAAAAAGAAAGACAATAGGCACAGTTAAAAGGCTTCCCTTTATGTCCTTCTATTCCTGTTATGTTTACATCTTCAATCCTTTTAAGTAAAGGAGCTATTAATTTGAATCTATATTTAAACCCTTCTTTAATTGTAAAGGTTTGTTTAAATATACTTGTCCATGCTAAGATAGTCAGTATTGATATTATTATTATAATCATTTGTTGTTATTTCTTATTTTGTTATATATGCTTTCCATTCGTTCCTTTGCTGTTGCTCTGTGTATTCCTGTGTGGTCTGAGAATAGTTTTATAGATAAGTTTCTTTTTACTATTTCTTCGACCCAAATACGCTCCATTTCGTCTAACTGTTTCACTTGCTCTAAATATTCTTTGTAAACATTGTTACTAATATACGGAATATCTTTTAACTTTAAATAGTCAAGTTCTGTAGATTCTATCAAAACATTATCAAAGTGCAAGCGGTTAAACTCGCTCCCTGACAAGTGAAACATCTTATAAGCTACAACGAATATAAACCCATCTATTTTATTTAGGTTACTAGGCAGCTCATGAGTCAAAAAATATATGTTTACCTCCTGAGATAAGTCTTGCCAAATGTCAGAATGTTTGCAGATATTCTTACAAGCAGTTTCTATTACTTGCCTTTTTTCTTTTATAAACTCCTCGTTCACGTTTGCAAATATAGTAAAATTATTTAATCAACTACAACTATGTTTTTACGTAAATCATTCATAGATGTTTCAACTAATATAGAAAGTTCTTCTAGCTCATCTTCTGTAAAATTAGCCTCGAATTTACTCAGTAGGCTTGTGCCTTGTTTCATCCAGTTATTAAATAGCTGCTTTGCTCTTTGCTTCTCTACACCTATTAACATACTTTTCTGCTCTATAGTTGCTTTGAATAGTCCGATTAATATTAGCCATTCGATAGCTTGTTTATCTTCTAGTGTTTTCATAGTCTTTTGTTTATGCTCCTAAATCAAATATAGTTGTTTGAGCTGTCTGTTGTTTAATACGTTTTATACTCGCATCGAAATATTCTTTGTCTAATTCACACGCCCATAATTTAAACTTTCTGTTGTGGCAAGCGATAGCAATACTTCCTGAGCCTAAGTGGGTGTCTAAGATTCTATCTCCTTCCTTTGCGTAGTTCATTAAAAGCCATTCGTAAATTTTAATAGGTTTTTGTGTTGGGTGTATTTTTTTATTTGCTGGATTACTACTGCTTAGTGTTATTTTGCCTTCAAATCCTATGTAGTTTCCAGAATATTGATATTTTAAAATTTTACCAACATTGTTAAAACTTGTCCAAAAAAGCTCGAATGGTGCATATGTTGAAACAAACTGCATTTTATCCCAAACAATCCATCCTCTGCTATGTGGTAAATTAAAATAATTACCACCGCAAACTATTTGATTCTTTGAAACTCTAAATAATTCATTAAAATATTCTTTTGTAGGTACTTTATCCCATTTTTTCATGTCCATTAATTCCTGTGCTCCTTTATTAGCAAATGTTTTATCTACTATCCCATAAGGAGGGTCTACAATAGCTAAGTCGAAATAGTTATCTGGATAACGTGCCATTAACTCCATATTGTCCTCATTCGTTATTGTTATTTTATCTGTTACTTTCATAGTTGTTTAATTTTGTCCTTATAAATTACTTTCATTTCGATTAACTCAGGGATTGAATACTTCATGGGCTTACCTCTTAGCTTCTTTAGTTCTGCAAATCTACATAACCCTATTCTATTAGGTAGCCTTTCGGTATAATCTAATAATGCTCCATGTCGATGTTGGTTACAATAAACGCATTGCCCATGTATGTTGTCTGTATTGAACCTTAATTCAGGGTTTCCTCCTGCTGAGTAATAATGTCCTGCATCGTACTTTCCTAGTAATGGAGTGCCACAGCTTATGCACCCTTTGTCTTTATCTCTTAGCCTAACGTATTTGTTTACGATTACCTGAAGCTCTTTAACATGGTCTGAATATGTTTTTAGCTTATCCTTTAATACTTTCTTTTCTGCTTTCCATTCTTTGGCTTTTACTTTGTTTTTATATTCTAAAATACAGCTAGGCTCAAAGCATGTCTTTTGGAGGAAGTACTTAGGCTCGAATTTATCTCGACAAACTTTACAGCGTGGCATCTGCACAATTAAAATATTCTCTAATCTTATATAAGTCAGAGCCATTTAAGTCAAACCACTCACCTCTTACTCTTTTATCTTCAAACATCTTATGTAAGTCTTTTTCATCTCTTACTCTTGCCTCGTGATTAAACAACATCTCTATAGTGGGTTTTTCAGATTGTAAAGTCCTTTCTCTATACTGTGGGTTTTTTGACCTTCCTATTTTATAGTAACCTGTATTCTTATCAATCATAACATAAACCTTTGTAAATTTTGTTTGCATCTGTGCAGGAGATTTATCATTAATAACATCTTTTAAATTTGTTACATAAATTCTACAATCACTACGAACCTCGTTTAAGTTGCAATCTAAAACAGCACCTAAAACTGTAGGCTTTTCACCTCCATAACCATAATCAAAATCTCTATGAGGCATAAACCTTATGTCGGTAGCTTTAAAATAAAAAACCTCGTCATTATCCATTAAATCTCTAAAGCCATAAGAGTGCCTAAAAGCATTATCCTTATCCTCAATTTGATATATTTTATTTTTTTTAGGATAGAGTTTTTTAATCTCCTTTTTATTTTCTCTACACCATTCTATTCTCTCTTTTTTTAGTTCTGATAACTTTTCTCTAATAGATTGCATTTTATTATCAAATTTGTTTAGTTCTTCTATTACGTTCATAATTTTTAGTTTTAGTTTTAATCGTTTAACTGGTCTTTAATATATTGGATATATTTCTCTGTGTATTTTTGGTAGAACTCTGCAAACTGTTCTTTTGTCGGCTCTTTACCTATCTTCTGTTTGCAATATAAATACAATACATTTCTTAGCCTTTCGCTCTGAGTCTTACCATTTGGTTTGTCTAGTACAACCTTGTCTATTTGGTTTATTTCATCCGTAGAAAGTCCTTCGCTATCTTTAAAATATAATATTCCGTTTGAGTCTAGTAGCTTATCTACTTCCATTAGTTCGCTGCTGCTTTGCTCTAGGCTTGTTATAAATGAAATTTTTAAGCTCTTGTCTTTTCGCCTTGTTACTCCATCTAGTGTACATTGTTTTAATAGTTTCATGTCGTTTTGTTTTTAGTTTTAATTGTTTTTATTACTGTTTTAAAATTGTCTATGTGTTGATAGGCATCTCCATCTATACATATTTTACATAACTCTTTACAGTGTAAATACTCGCTTAAATTAGAACAGGTGTATAAATTATATTTACATTTGTTTTTATAGTTCATCAAATATAGATGTTTGTTTTGTGTCTTTCTTGTTTATTATTCCTCTAGCTGTGTCAAAAATAGTTTTCCCTGCTTCGTAATCTACTAAGTTTCTAGCTATTTTATGTATTCTTTGTTTTCCTTTATACTTTCTAAAATCGTAATCGTGAAAGTCAGAAAGTCTTTTTATGAATCCATTTGTTTCATGTGTAAACCCTTTTGCTTTTCTTTCTCCTAAGTCAGTAGGTAGATTAAAATTAGTCCAGTATAAGTGTCTACCTCTTTTCTTTGCAGGAATTAAAGGCTCATAAAAAGGTATTACATTCTCTACACAATACTTACCTTTAAAAAAGTGGTCTAGTAATAGAATCTCTTGATATAGTTTCATATCGGGATAAGTTGCTTTAGACTTTCGCTCCCCTTCTCCTGTGTTTGTTTTTCTCATTCTGCTGTGAGTAGGGCAAGGTGGACTACTCCAAATAAAATCAAACTCTTTGTAGTGGTCTAGTAAATATTGGTGTGCATCTGCTACTATTACCGTATCCTTTGGAAATCTCTCTTGGTATAGTCTAGCAAGCTCAGGGTCTAATTCTACCGCTGTTACTTCGCAGTTATCCCATAGTAGCCTATTGCCTCCTAGACAAGCATATAAATTAAGTACTTTCATTAGTTTTGTTTTTATGTAGTTTAAAATGGGCAATCTTCTAGCTCGTCCTCATCGGGCATAAACTCAAAGTCTGCGTTTGGTTTTAAAGATAGCTGTTTTTCTTGACTATCAAAATTTTTTGTTAAATCAAATGTAGGAACGTAACCTCCTGCTGTATAATATCTGCCTGTAGGTATGTCATAATTTAGTATAGCACTCTTGCCTATATCGCCTTGAAAGTTGTATTTTGTCTTAAGATTCTGAAACATTACAGAGTTATCGTTAAAGTCTCTGTGTATTACATAACCATCATGGGTCTGATTTCTAAAGTCTGCACTACCCGAAACATCGTAAAGAGTAGGAACGCTAAAAGTATTGTCCTCCTCCTTTCGCATCTTTGTAGGGTGTGCTATCAACATTATAATAACATTGTTAGTTTGTGCAAACATTGTAAGTCTAGTTAATACTGCATCTATATCCTTCTTTTCAGATGCTCCTACTACCTTGTTAAATGCATCTATAACAAATATATCTACTCCATAGTTAAACATCTGTTGTTTAAAAGTATCTAGTATCCATGTCCAGTCTGCAACCTCTCCTGAGTTTGGCATAGTGTAGTATATCTTTTGGTCTGCCCAAGTTACATATCTTTCAATATCCGCAGGAGTTATCCTATCGCCTTGACTTTTCCAAAATGGTTTACCTATTGCTTTGGGTATAAACCTAGTTTGATGTAGTGCAAATGGAGCGTGTTCAGGAGTAAAGAAACTAGCTTTCATTTTAAAGTCTTTAACTAAGTTCATTACATACCACTCTGTAAATTCAGATTTACCATGTGATGGAATTCCTGTAACTGTACAAAGATGTCCACGCATTAAACTAAAAAAGCTGTTTATATCTTTAAAGCAGTCTGCTTTTGGTTTGATTGTTTCGGGTAGTCCATTGTTATAAAAATCAAATATTTCATTTTTCAAATCTGAGATTGTAACCGTTCCACTTACTGGAAACTTATTTCTATTTAATACAGATTGTTTTAATACTCCTTTTTGCAAGTCTCCGTTAGCATCTTTATTTTGCCATTCTACAAACTCGCAGCGCCACCTACCTAAACGATGTGCTATTTTATCCTTTAGCTCGTTTCCTTTTGTGTCATTGTCTACTCCTATAATAAACTTTTTTACATCTTTTAAATACTTCTCTGAGTTCTTCCAATATTCGTCATTGTCATTTGCTCCATTAGGAACGCTTATAGCTGACTTTATGCCTATGTGATGCAGAGCTAAAACATCAAACTCTCCCTCTACTATCCAAACCTCTGACTCTCCTACTACAGAGTTGATATTATAAAATATGCTTTTACCTCCTGCTGTTTGTGTAAAGTTCTTTTGAGCTGACCTATATTTTTTGTTTACTACAGTATCGCCTTCAAAATAATTAAATACAATATTGCTACATTCTTTTTTAAGTTGTGGTTGGTATTGCTTCTCCTCTGTTATTCCTAACTGAATAAGTGAATGCTGTCCTATTGCTCTCTCATTCTCTACCCATTTAACCATACCTTCAGATAGTTTAGTAAAGTTCTGCCAGTCTTGACTAGGTAGTATTACCTTTGGCTCGTATTCATTCTTATCTCTAAAAGTTAAAGCACTACAGTAATGACATTTACCAAAACCCTCATTGTGGTTTATCTGTAAGCTCTTGTCTGTTTTGTCTGTTCTGGAGTTATCGCACTCAGGACATCGTATCTTTTCTTGTCCTTTATCCTTTCTAAAGTTAAGCGTATTCCATTCGATAAAGTTGTTCATAGTGCTATAGTTCTTTTTGGTTTGTCAGATTTAAAGTCTTGTTTTTTAAACCATGCTCTAAAGTGTTTTTTAACCTCCTGTAAATCTCTGTCTAAATTATCGTCTAATTCTTGACCTTCCAAAAATATAACTAAATATTTCTCTACCTCAATTAATTTACATTTATTTAGTTTAGCTATTCCTTCCTTCCAAACTTGAGAGCTAAAAAGTTCTTCTCTTATCTTATCTTTTCTTTTCTTTTCTTCTCTTATCTTAATGGCATCACTTTCGTAATGCGTTTCTGATGCATTCGCATTGCGTTTGCTTTGCGTTTGCTTATTCCATCTAGCCTTTGCTGCTGCTGAGTTCTTACTACTTTTGGTTTGTCTTTCTATCCATTGCTCATCTAAAAAATTTATAGAAATATTTTTATCTTTTTTCTTAATTATTTCAGTTTTTAACAGATAATTTATGTTTTTATCCTGATTCCTAAACCTTTTCTTTACTTTTTGTAGTGAAACTTCGCAGCCACTACTCCAGTAATAAGAACAGATATTTATAAATAATCCTTGTATCTCGTAATCTTCTAGTGTTATATCTCCATCGTTCCACTCGGAACAAAAGAACTTAAAATAAGGTAAATCTTTTGCCATAATATTGTGTATAAAAAAACCCTTTAATAGCTTTCGAGACCGCAACTCTACTAACCATTAAAGGGTTTAATCTTATTAATATTTATGTGTAGCTGCTTTTGCGGTTCAGCCTACATATTATCTATTGTAATTATTTATCTAAGTTGTACAAATATAAGCTATTTTATTTTATATCCGTTAGCTAAAAATAAATCTATCACCTTCCTAAAAGGGCAAATCACTTTCCTCCTCAGCTTGTACAGTTTCTTTCGCTGTAGTCTGAGAATCGTCCTTTGTACATCTCCAAGACTGCAACGTTGTGAAGTATTTGCCTTGCCATTCATTTGTTGATACATTAAATTTTACGCTTACTTTATTACCTACAGTATTATACTTTTTAAACTGCTCTACCTTCTCCTGACTGAATACTTCAAAAGCATATAAGTTATTGTAAGTTTGGTCTGTTTCTACTAAATAAGTTAGCTTCTTCCATGGTGTGCCATCCTTACCTGTTCCTGTTACTGTTTCTCCTATTTTGGTTAGAGTTCCTTTTATTTCTAAATCCATAATTTATTAATTTTAAATTGTTTATATTACTGGCAGTTCATCAATTGCCTTATCTACTTTGCCTTGTTCAATATTCTCATTAAATATATTCAAGTCTGTTCTATCATTTTGAAATATAAAATGGTTACATAACGCTTCATACATACAATTCCTAAACATAGGGTCTTCTAGTGCGCAAAATATAGCCTCAGATAGTTGCTCATGTGTTGCACTAATTATAAGCGCAGAGCTGTCATCTTCTAAAAGACCTGAAGACCTTAAATACATTACAGATGTATCTGCATTTAATTTTACACCACTTTTAAATAGGTTAGATATATCTAAGTCTAAGTCTATTAATTCTTGTTTTCTTTTCTCTGTTAATTCCATAGTTTATTAATTTTTAATTGTTTACAAATATACTAATTTTTATCTATATAAATCCATTAGTTTAGAGCATAGCTCATTATTATAGTTTCTATATTCTTTGTCTAATTCTATAAGTCCTTTAATTTTGCTAATAGAATGCAAAGCTGTTGCATGGTCTAAGTCGAAAACTTGCCCTATCTCTGTTAGGGTTATTCTCCTAACTTCGCGCCTTAAAAAGTATGCAGTAAATTGCTTCGCTCTTATTATCTGAGCTTGTCTGTTCTTTACTTTTATCTTCTCTAGTGGCACATCAAAATAAGCGAATACTATTCTGCATATATTTTCTATGTGTTTATCGTGGTTTAAATACATTTGTTTATGTTTTCTGTAAACTTCCTCGTCTACTGTTCTTAAATATTTTTTAATCCCTTTGTCGGTTAAGTAGTGTGCTTGATACATTTGTAAATAAGTTTATGTGTGTGTCTATTAATATTAGTTCTCTGTTAAAGTGTTGCTCTAGCCATTTGCCTTGAGTATTATACCACTCTACAGCTTCTTTTTTAGTGTAGTAATATCTACTATACTCCTCTAGGTTTCCCCTACTATTATATACCTTGTAAATGTAGGGTTTAAATCTATCCTCTTTTCTCATTAGTCTAGTATTAGTTGTTTGTTTAGTATAGAATCTCTGTACTCATTGTAGAACTTACCGCATTCAATTACTCGCTCCATTATCTCCTGCTCTTTATCTCTGTCTCTTTCAAAACTAATACAGGTAACTCTTAAGAATGGGTCGTGTTTATCTACTTTGTGAATGTCTAAGTTATCCCAGTCTTTTAATAAGTAGTCTGGAGTTGAAACCATGCAATAGGCTAGCTCTGCTTTAGGCTTATTGTATAGCCACATATAAGCTCTTAACTGCCATTCGTAATCTTTGTTATTAATATCTTCAGGAGAAGGTGGAAATGTCTCCAAACTCCATGAGCTTTTTATGTCTATAATCTTATCCTCTGAGTTTATATCGCACTCGCCAGTTATAAACTCATTAGAGAGCCTTTCTGTATTCTTTAAGTACAAAGTACCATGCACCTCATTGTAAAGGTCTATACTCGTATCCTCCATGTCTATTCCTTTGGTTAAATACTTAGAATCTATTGTTGACTTGTAATTAAATAAGTCCTCTTTTACTAATTCTTTGATGTACGTTTTACACCCTGCTGACAATGTTTCTTTTTTGCTTCTAGGGTTTGTCATTATCTTCCCTAGTGCTGAGCTTCTTATTTTCATAGTTCTATATCTTTAAGTATAGTTAAAATTTCCATTGTATCGTAATCTTCTAAAGTGTTTTCTCTTTGTTGTAGACTAAAAATAAAATCTTCATCTTGAGAAAAACATCTTTCGTTATAACTACTTGTCATAACGCCAAATTTTATAGGCGTTTCTGGATGTATTGTTTTTAATATTTTAATTAAATCTTCAACCTTAAAAACTCCTTTTCCTTTAAGTATGTTGTTTACTCCTATTTTTACATTTAATTCACTCATCTTATTTGTTTTTAGTGTAGTTTAATTTAATATCTGTTTTATAGTTCTGTTCCATTAGTTCTAGTCGTTGCTCCAAAGCAGATACAATACGCTTATAAGTTTCTATTGTGCTTTCTAATACAATGATTCTTTTGTCTGCTGTTTCCAGTTCGTTTCTTAAAATAGTTTCCATGTTATTTAGCTTTTAGTTTTTTACCTAATTCTGTTACCTTTTCTGCTTGCTCTTTTGTTAAGGCAAAGTCTTTTATTATAGTTCTCAAATCTCCTATACTAGCTTTTAACATCATTCCTGAGAGGTTGGCATCTGTTATCTTTTCTTTTTGCTTAGGTTGTGGCGCTTCTGTGTCTGCATCCTTTGTATCGTCAATTAAAAACAATCCGTTAAGAGCATACTTTCTCGCATAACTGGAGGAGCTACCAAAAGACTGAGCTATATCCATACCCTTTTTATTTGGGTTTATTCCCGCCTGAGCAGATACAGCTACCTCTTGGTCTTTCTCATTCTTTATAGTTGCTATTGCTTCTACAAAGATTAAGCCTCCGACTTCTAATATATTGTCTGAGATATACAAAGTACATTTATTCTTTTTTAAGAGTGGTTTAAGAGCCTCTAATACATCTTCACAGTTTCTGTACTTATACTTACCAAAACTATTGTATTGGCTCTTAGGTGCTTTTAATTCGCTTTGAATGTTTAGTAGTTCTTTCATTTGTTTAAGTTTTTATGTTTATTAATTAGTTTCTGTTCTATTGCTTCGCGCTCTGTCGCGTGGTGTGAGATGTCTTTAATAGTGTGTGTACCATTATCCCAATAGTCTGTTGTAAATACTTCGTATAAGTCTTTATGTACTTTCTGCATCTCATGTAGTGAATGTGTTAGTTTTCGTTTCATTAGTTAAATTTTATTTGTTTAGCCATTAATAAAGCTCCTACCAATATGTAAGAATACTCGTGTCCTTCTTGCTTATACTTTTCTTTGAAAGTTTTAATCATAGCCTCAATAGCTACACATTGAGATTCTGTCTTTAGTGTTGCAATACTTTTGCAAATTTTGTTAAATGATGTTTCCATAGTGTTATAGTTTAAAAGTTTTCAACAATATTAAATAGAACTTTTGGAATAAAAAAATTTTGAAGCAATTATTTTTAATTAGGCACAAAAAAAAGAGCTAACAAATAAATATTAACTCTCTTTCCAAACTAAACTAAACTACGAATGTGCAAATATAATACTATTTTTTTAGTTACTGTTTTTAATGTTTATTTCTTTTGCTCTTTCTAATATATAACTATCTACTTCTAGGTCTGCTTTGGTGTACATTCGCACCATCTCCTCAAAGCTATACATGATGTCGTGCGGATCCGGTACAGGAAAGTACGTAGTGTACTCAATCTCTTCGTCTGAAAGTTCTATCCTTGTCATTTGAAGTAATGTGTTAGTCGTGCTATTTGTCCATTCTCTTTGTGGTGTATAAAGCCTTCTATAGCTTGTTTAGATACATAACCGTTTCTATCGTGCCAACTATCCGCAGGAGATGGACTTCTCAAACTTTCTACAGTTACTCCGATATAATCTTTTGAGTTCTTGTGGTGTACATGATGCGTATATACATAACGGTAATCTGTTTCACTCCAGAGAATAGGTCTTTCTGTAGCCATTAGTAATGGTAAGTCTTGATTCTTTGCTCCATCTCCATGAGTCGTGCCTATTAAGTTCTTGTGGTATTTAAAGTATTTTCTGTGCGCTATACTACAGTCGAAAGTTATATTCTTTGAATGTCGGAAATGTGTTTTAATTACATCGGCTAAAAAGAATCCAGTCATGTAATCGTGGTTACTAGGGTTAAAAGTAAAGTGAACATCTGCTATTTGAATAAGCTGCTCAATTACTTCTACATATAACCTTTTAGCATTTAAGAAATTTTCGTACCACATTCCATCTGTATCCTGAGGAGTTCCGCTTGTAGTATTTCTTTTGGGTGTGTCTGTGTGCAGTATGTCATTCCCTGCTATAAAATTAATCTTATCTATATTAAACCCACTAGACTTGTCTAATATTCCTTGTACTCCCTCTTTTACTTGTCTAACTGCTATCTGTTGGTTGTACTCCTTTCCTGTCTCCAGGACCGAACAAAGTTTACCTACATGAATATCTGCAGGATCTAAAACTAATAAATGTCCATCCTTTGACTTGCTTCGTTTTATAGTAGGATACTTAGGAGAGTATTGTTCTAGCTCTTTTATTAAGTCCTCAGCAAATTTGTTTTTTTCTTCTGTTTTAAAGTTTGGGTTTTTAAAGAATAAACTACTGTTGTCAGTCTTGAGCCATCCATGTTTAACGTCATCTGGATTAATTCCTGCTGCTATACTCTCCTCCTTTATTCGTCTGTAGTTTTGGATAAGGTCGAACTCGTCATCTTTTAGTCTTAGTCTTTTAGTATTTCTGTGCTGCATAGTTTTTTAATTTGCGTAAATATACTAAATTTTAAGCTACATAATTTTTACGTAGAATAACAAAGAACAAAGCAGCTAGTATTACAATTAGAATAATATTAAAACGGTTATCCTTTTCAATTACCTTTATTTTGTCTACTGGAACTAATACCTCGCGAATTATAGTATCTCCTTTGCATTCTACCTCGTGGTATATCTCTTGTCTTAGAGTGTCATAAAAGTACTTTAGAAGCACTCTAGAGTTATCTATGACTGTTATACTGTCTGATGTGTAGAAAGTCGCTGTAGTGTCATGTATGTAGCTTTCTACTATAACTGTGTCTATAACCTTTATAGTATCCTTTATTACTAAGCCATGTTTATAAGCATAGTTCTCTGCTCTCTTTACTTTTCTGTTAAGTCTATTTTGTGGCGAGCATGATATAAAGAATATACAAAGGAGTAGTATTCTCATTTTCTATTTAGACCTATTAAAGAGTCCTTGCTTCTTAGTAACAATAAACCTAGTGCAGCTACTGCTCCAGCTTCTGTTTCTGTGTGGTGTTTGCTTATGTATAGAGATACTGCTATTGTTAGAATAGTTAAACCCATCATTGTAGTTACTATTCCATCTTTAAATAATCGTTTCATAATTTTTTGTTTTAGTTTATTTGAAAGTGTGCGCCATCTTTTTTCCATAAGTCATAACCCCAACTAAGTATTATGCCATAGTCAGAAGCTACTTTTATTAAATGCCTAGCAATAGGCTCTAGGTATTTCATATCCCACGAAGCTCCATCTACATAAGCATAGATATCAAATGCATTTCCAGTCATGTGGTAACTTTTTAATGTCCAAGTTATTCTACTCTTGTCAGGTCTGCCCTCTAAGCCTGTAATGCCCTTTTCGATTAGTTGCTCTGTAGTTCTACCTCTAGCATATAGCTCCTCTTGTCTGCGATAGGTTCTAAAGCCTCCATCTCTAGGAATGCCAAAGTCATAAGGAGAGGTTTTAATAGCTTCTTTTAAAATAGTAATTAATAAAGGGTTTATCCCTTCAATACGTTCTAAACTTCTTTTGCTAAATCTATACATTATTTGTTTATTAGAATGTCTAACTTTCCGTTGATAGTGGATATACCTATTTTAACCTCGTTTATTTCTTTGTTAAAGATGTCGTTTGTCTCTTTTGTTTTCTCCTCGTTTTTCTCCATTCTAGAGTGGATGCCTGAGAACTTCTTAAACATTACAGATTCATTCTTTTCTATGTCTTTTTTCATCTGTTTAATTTTTTCCTCTTGGCTTCTGTCTGACATTACCATCTTCCAGTAAAAGCCTAAAGCACTTGACACACCAACTACAATGTATATAACATCTTTTAAAATAAAAGTAGCCTCCATCCCATCCATGCTCTCTATTGTTTATTATTCAACTTCTATCGGTTCACTCCATTTGTCGGTTGCCATTATTTCTAGTATTGCATGATGGTCGTATGTTCCTACTGGAACAACCGAACTATCAGTTATAAAAGTAGGTGTATATCCCTCTTCCCATTTAATGACAAACTGCGTGTCATCTAAACTTTTACGAATTGTAGATGCTGAACTTTGAGCCACTTGACTGAAGTCAATTAATCCAATGTCTGCAAGTTTAATTATTGCGTATGTTTTTGTATTGTGCATTTTTATATTTTTTAAAATTATGTAGGTACGTCTGTAACTCTGTCAACTTCATCCATATTTAAAGACACAGAATTTGATGTGCTATTTGGTGCTTCGCCTACTCTGTCAAAAACATTCATATTTACAGATGTTCCATCGTTAGTTCCAACTTCATCTGGGATAGTCCAGTCTG